TGTTTAAATCTTTCTTCATTTATCCACAATGATACGTGCATCCAACAAAGGCCACCTTGTGAACGCTACCGCTAAAATTTATTTCTTTGCACTGGTATGTGCTTCCTGTCAATTCAAATGAGCAATCTTGAGTTATTTTTGCTACCGTGTAGTTGTGCAGCAGGTCATCTGACTGTTTCATGCCGTAGCCGGGAATCTCACAGGTTGTTATATAATCTCCATTTTCCAAATTACCATTAATATCGCTAACCCAGACTGCGCCTTCTCCGAGGGAGTTGATAATGAGGCGATGGTCGTCTGCTCTTTTTTCATAAGAGGTTCCCCAGCTACCGGCAGAATAAGTTCGTTGTGTGTTTGCTGGATCTTCTATTCCGGAAACAACCCCAAAAGACCTCTTATCATTTCTTTTTTCGGCCAACTTAACAGTTGGCAACGATTCATCAATATTAATCTCGGACGAATCACTCAATGAGAAGTGTTCTCCTGAAGCGATTACAATCAAGCCTGTTTTATCTTCGTAGTCAGACACTGAACCGGTGTAAGGCGCGGAACGATGTTGGCCAGTGAAATCAATTTGGCCGGGAGCGGAGGCGGGATTTATATACCCAATATCCGAAAAGGTTGATCCGTCTGTTGCGCGATTAAATTTTAAATAAGTTGCTGTGCGGTGAATCGACCAAACATCGTCTGAGTCGGTGCTCTCCATTATTGTAATGGCTCCAATTTCATTATCTGTTGTTTGTTTGATTGACAAAGGCGATAGAGGCGCAGTTGAACCAGAAGTGTTAATACCTACAAAGCCGCCATCGGTCAACTTCATGACAAGTTCGTTGCCCACTCCATTTCCTGTTCCCTGTTTTGTATAAAATTCAAGATCCCCTTTAGAACCTCCGCCGGTTCTTCTAAAAATTATTGACGCGCCAACATTGGCAGAATTTGCACTTCTAGCAAATCCGAGACCAACGCCGTGATAATTTTCATTATCAGAAGCTCTTAAGAGCAGGTGATAATTGTGGTGTGAGCCTGAGCCGATATATAAGTCTCTGGTTGATTCAACCTCCAATTTGGCGCGAGGCGTTGATGTATTGATACCGACAGAGCCGCTGGCGTTTATTACCATTCTAGTTGCCCGTGTTGAGCTTCCTGTTGGATTGGTCTCAAACTCTAGCTTCGTTGGAACGGCGGTGGCCGGTGCCCACTCGCCGAAACCCAAGTCAGCCTTGGCCGTGATGCGAGCACCATAATCATAAGTGGTTCCATCATTTGTGCCGCCAAAATAAATATTACCGAGCACTGAGGTGTCGGTTATAGAGGAATCCTTCCTGTCCAACTCAATTGAGCCTCCGGTGGCGCTTTCGATGTGAAGTTGATCTTGTGCGTTATCAGTACCAATACCTATTCGATTTCCGACCTCTATCCGCTCATCTTTAAAATAGCGTAGTATTGTTCTTTTGATGGTGCCTATCAGTTTGTGATAGGTATAATTTCCAATCCTGTTTCCCATCTATCGATTCGAAACCTCGGAAGCAACGTAGAATAACCCAATCGTAAGCCCGACGCCCACAACGAATCCTCCCGTTGCCCACAAAGTGGAATAATCATTTTTCTTTTCCAGAGCAATCTTAGAGAGACGCTCGATCTCTTTATCCTTTAAGGCTGTTACTGAGTCATATTTCTGCTGGAGAGATTCAAGGCTAACTTGCGTGCTTTTCAGGAGCAGATCATATTTTGCTCTTTCTTTTCCGAGTTGAAAGTCTATTTTCAACTTGCACTCTTCGAGCGTGAAGTCTCTATCAACAAACATTTGGGCGGCGGCAGTTTCATTCAACAGGACGCCGTTGAACGGAGCTTTTTCACCCTTTGCAATTCCCATAATTGTGGGGGGTCTTGGTTCTTCAGCGAATGCTCGCGGAGGAAACAACAGTACTAAAATTAATATCGGAGCTATAAATCTCATTCTTTATACTCAAAGTTAAACTTGTCAGCAAGTTCACGCGCCAACTCGTCAGGTTTATTATAATACTTTTCAACGATCTTTTTCACTTCTTTTTTCTTTTTATTGTCAAGTTCTTTTCTATCCTCGGCATATTCTTTCTCAAGACCCTCTATGATGCTTGTATATTGTTCAAGAATTTGATCTCTTTTCTTGATTTCTTCAGCGTGAGCGCTGTTGATTGCGTCGATCTGAGACTTATAGCTCTCCACTCTCGTTTCGAGAACCTTTCTTGCCTCGTCTCCTCGACGGAAAATAACCCAAAGAACAATAGTATAAACAATAACCAGCGGGGCTTTCCAGTTGTGCTTAAGCCAAGTCCACGTTTTTTTAAGAAACGTCTTTATGGTTAAGAAAGTAAGCATATTAACCTTACCGCTCGTCGTCATATTCGAGGTTTGATTTATAATATTCCTCTTCTTTATCAAGAGCCTCTTGAGTTGACTCGGCCAATATCTCTGCCATTTCATTTTCATCCATATCGGGATAATCACCCCTATAAGGTCCCAACTCATCTTCATAGTTGCCAATAACATCGTAGAAAAAGTCCATTGACTCCATATCGTATTTGTTCATTGATTCTGGGTAGTAGGTTCCGATGGTATAGCCCATTTCCTGAAGGACTTCGACTAAATCTCTTGTTACCTCCCCTGCTTCGTCGCGCTCTGCAAGGACTTTCTCAACCTCTTTCCAATCAAACCAGCCTTCCGACTCTTGTAACAAGTCTCTATGAAGTTCTTCTTGGATAATTTCTTTAAGCCTACTTTTTGTTATTTTCATTCTTTTTAATTTCCTTCTTTTCTGTTATTAAAAGTGCTGAATAAACTTTTTTACCTTTTTTTGTTCTGGAGACGATGCGAAGGCGGGAGCCTCTATCTGTCCAAAGCTGTAGATAATGCTCTTTTATGTGGGGGTTGTGACTATATTGAGGGTCATTTATCATTTGAACAATATAGGTTACAGCGATTATGAGCGGGGTTGTCTTTGGATTTGGAGTGAGGCGCAGAACCTCATGTTTTTTTTTGGATTTGTGGGCTTGCTCTACCCACTCAAGAGAGGCAGCGATTGATTGTAGTATTTTCTTTTGTTCTTTTTTATCTTGAGCGCGGTAAGCCTCGTAAATAAAACCCTTTATAGTGCTTACCTGTCTGGCGCTAAGAACTTCGTTTTCCAGCGTTAACGCTGCCTGTGCCGGAAGGGCAAACAAGCAAACAAGAGCAAGTATTGTAAATTTCATTTTTTCTCCTTGGCATCTTTTACACCCTTACCTGACCAGCGAGTGTTTCTGCCGCGCACATCGTAGTGGACAAAAGTTTTATAGAGGCCGACGCCCCCTTTCTTTATTTTGCCCTCTTTAATCAATGTTACCACAATTTCTCTAATTTCTTTAGGCGACATCCCCTTTATTCTAATATCAGCCGCTTTGGCTTTCATATGTTGAGATTTTCGAGCGCCACCAATTCTTCTATTATACTTGGGAGTTCGATATCCCGATATAACATGAATTGGTTTGCCAATGTGGTCTCTAATAATCTGAAGATTTTGGACCAACTCTCTTAAATTGTCCATAAGCTCTGGGGGTACTTCTGTGCCATCTCTACACGTAAATTCGGACTTCTTAAAGTTTTTTGAAAGAGGTATATTCAATTTCTTAATTCCCGTGTCCGTGACGCCAGCGAGTAGCAATATCTGCAAGACCTTCAATGCCAATGTATGCCAGTGAAATGGCAACCCAATCACTAGATTGAAGCGGGACGGTGTTTGTCAACATGAGCCCCGTTGCTGTTAACCAAACCATCAACTTTCTCGACAAAAGTCTCTCTAAAAGTGAGTCTAAGGTGTGTTTCATAATATTTCTCCTAATTGCTAATAATTAGTCAGAAGTTTTTGTTTTGGAAGGGTTTTTTGAATAGCTGTCCTTATACCAGCCGCCGCCTTTTAAAACAAAACTTGGGGCAGAAATAAGTTTGACAGTATCGCCAGTGCAATTCTCAATCACGCACTGAGGGTTTTCGACATCATATCCTTGAAGTTTGTCAAACCTGTGGTCGCAAACCATACACATAAATTCATAAACTGGCATCTTCTTATCTTATATCAATGTCGGGGATTCCTGTCCCGTATTCTAAAAGATTTAAATCTTTGTCCATTAACGCCCAGCCAATTGCTTGATCGGCGTCAGTGTTTTGTAAAATGTCCCTGCAAAGGTTTCTCAGGTTTAAACGGGGTTCCGACTTTCCCCAGTTGCCAATGTGAAACATCTTGGCTGTAGAGTCTCGAACTCTCTGTTTGTCCTTCAAGAGACACATTGCATGACCTCTAATCTCTTTCTTCTCTTTTCCATACGGATCCAAAGTTTTTCCAACCCAAGTAAATGAAAATATTCTAGGTTCATATTTTTTACCAACTACATGAACTGCCCAGCTTGTAAAGTCATCACAATCTAGCGCGCCTTTCGGTTGACGTGCGCCGCTGTCTATTTCATCAATAACATGTTGGACCCAGTGCGGACTTCCACACGAATCCCAAAGCTCTTTTGTGCCGTCTTTTGTCCATTTAATTAAGTTTAACTTGTTTTGCACCTGACTTGGCCTTAAGTTCTCTTCAAGTGGTAGTGAATAGTATTTGCGATGGAACAGCCAGCGGTAAAGTCTTGACCACCACTTCCACCAAAACAAACCCACACGATAAAACTTCTGCATCATCCATATTTTAAATTTCAACATGAGCATAACCCTCTCGCTCTTCAATTGATATCTGCATATCAACACAATCTTTAAGACTGTCTAAGTGAGAAACGAGAAGAACAGTCTTGAAGTATGATTTAATTAGTTCTAAAATACGAACAAATCCTTCCATATTTTCTTCATCAAGCGCTGTACCGGGTTCATCAAGTATGAAAATATCACTTTTCGGCAGGCTAGACACCGAAAGAAGCGCTAATCTAATTGCCATTGCGGCAATTGTTTTTTCCGCCCCCGAGCCCATTGCAAGTGGTCGCGGGTCATATTTTGGATGCTTGATAAACATATTCAATCTTTTTCCATCATCATCCAGAAATACTTCAAAATTAACAACAGTTGCAAGTACCTTTGCGATTTCTTCGTTGATTATAGGCAGCTTTTTCTTAATAATATCATACGAAATTCCGCCTGAATGCATACATCTCATGAACAGGTCGTAGGCTGCGTATTCTTCTCGCAAATCAACAAGCTCTTGTTGTTGTTCTTTCAAGTGTTCAAGCTTTTGCTCTGCAGATCCGTGAGACTTGTAGAGTTCCAACATTTCATTCTCACAAACCTGTAGCTTATCTTCCTTCGCTTGCAGGTCTTGTTTTATTTTCTTTTGTTTCTTAATAAAGCCGCCTTTGTTTTCGATGGCCTCTTTATTCTTTCCATAAAGCTCCTGCTTCTCTTTCAAGTTATCGATATTCTTTAAGAGATTGTTATATTCATTCTTGTTGGTCTCGATCTGAAGCTTTGTTTGGGTGATCTCTGACGAAAGCTTTGATCTCTTGCCCATCAATTCTTCATATTTATTGAGGTGTTCAATGACCTTTTCAGGCTCTAAGTCATTGATTTCATTATTAATCTTTGTTTCTTTCTCTGCACAATCACTTCTCTTGCCCTCTACAAGCGAGAGCAAATCAACCGCTTCATAGGCATCTTTAATAAACTTGCAATGTGAAAACTCTGTGCCGCAAGGAACCTCTTGCAATAAGCGAGTTTTATTCTCTTGAACCCCTATCATTGTTTCGTGTTGTTTGATCTCGTTCTGAATAAACTTAAGTTCTTCCTGCTTGTTCTCGATAAGGTCTTGCTTCTCGCGAACATCATCAGCGTCAAAAGAAGACAAGAATGAGGCTATTTTCCCAATCAACTCTTCTTTGGCTTGTAGTGTGCCGGTGAGAGTCTTTTCCTCGTTCAGCCTGTCTGAGTATTCTCTCTCCAGAGTTTTAAGCCGCAACAAAACCGCATCAATATCAATAAGTTCTGTTGGAATTGCATCAATAGTTTCATTTAGCTCTGCCAGAGCTTGCTCATCTTCTAGAATCTCTTTTCTAAAAAGATCACACTCTTCTTTGTGCTCTCTCGTATCCCTTTCATTAAAAATAATTTCTTTCTCTGCTTCAAAGATTTCATCTGTAAACTCTCGGCCCTCTAATCTTTTTAGGGCTCCGCGCAGATCCGAAGCCTCATCCTTTGCAAGTTTAAACTTCTTATCAAAAATCTCCAAGTCAAGAAACTTTGCTAATATCTCTTTTCGCTTTGTTGAACCCTCGTTGATAAAAGCTAGAGAGTCTAACTGAGAAGACATGGACGTTAAGAGAAAGTCGTCCATTGTGCCGAATAGCTTGCGAATAGACTTGTCTGTCTCGTTTCTCGATATCTCGTTTAGACTTTGCGTATCGTCTAGGACCGGACTATAACAGTTGAATTCTACATCTGTTTTTGCCTCCATCGTCTCTTCGCCCTTTAGCTTTTTAACGTATTTATCAGAAGTTCTTTCGACAGTATACTGCTTGCTGCCAATCGTAATATTGACCTTTCCTCTGCCGTTGGTCTTATTCTGATTGATTATGTTTAAGTTCTTTCTTTCGTTCTTCGACGTAGAATTGTAGAGAGTGAAAAGAAGACTGTCTATGATGGAAGACTTGCCAGAGAAGTTCTTTCCAAAAATACCAACAATGCCGCTTAACTTATTGAAATTAATACTGTTTTCCTCTCCATAATTAAACAGATTGTCCCACTCTATCGAGTCTAGTTTCCAGTTAATGTTTCTTCCAACTTCTTCCTTCTCTTCAATTACAGTATTGAACTTTCTATTCAGAGCATACACCTTGTCCATCGTGCTGCTGTCGGCCTGATAGTCTTTGAGGTATTCTTCCATCAACTCTTCTTGAATTGCAGGATCTCTAAGGTCCTCGTTGATTAGGTCATCGGAAAGTTCGTCGATCTCTCCCCTCTCTCCAATTGCTCTATTTAGAAAAGTCACCGTTTCTGGTTTAAAACGACTCTTAGCAACATCAACTGCTCTTCGAAGAACATCGACTGAGAGGTTATTGTTGGACACCAACCTAATTCGGGCGCCGGGAGAAACCTCTGCCTTGCTGGGTATCTTCCCTGTTGGGGTCAGTTCTACCGTGATAAATGGCTTGGGATTCTTTAGCTCGACGTGGCGGCAGGTATACTTATTTTTATCTTCGATCTCCCAGATCAAAAAACCCTTATCATTTGTCTCGCCGTGATTCTGTTGTACCGTTGATCCGGCATAACGAATTTTCCCTTTCTTATCAAGAGCTTGGTTGGTTTTGTGAATGTCTCCCAAAAAAGCATAATCAAAGTCATTAAAGACTGACACGCTATGATCGCCGTGCTCAAGGACCCAGCCGGTGTCCGTCTGGCAATTACTTATTGCTCCGTGATACATGGCAATATTAATATTGTCTTTATCCGAAGGTTCTTCCCAGTTTTCTTCGTCAAAAATAGACAACACATTTAAGGTGAAATTATCTCTTAGCTTGACCTCTCCGGAATTCTTTAATAAATGGAGATCTGGATGGTCGAGGGCTTGAACGACGGGGGTAATAGCATCTTGCCTCTTTGCATTACGCAAATTTCCATCATGGTTGCCGAGAATTACATAAGTTGGAGCAATGTCTGCTAAACTGTTTAGAAAGTTGGCGCACATCTCTACAAACTCTGGAGAGATTTGTGTCTTTGTGTGTGCCAAGTCCCCACAATGGACTATGTAGTCGGGATTCTCTTCTTTGAGAGCTTCATACAAGTGGTTGAAAACACTACGGTATTCAGTGTGAAACTTTAGATTTTTAATATGTGTATCTGCAATGTGAACAAATTTCATAGCTCTATTATACCATATCAATTCAACTTGTCAAACATTTTTTTATATTCCTGAGAGTTTTTGAAGAATCAGGTTGTCTTCTGTCATCGGTATGGCCTGTTCTTTTCTCTCTAAGAATTCTTCTTTTGATATCGAACCAACATCTTCAATGTCTGAGGTGTCTATTTTATAGACTGTCCGGTTGTACCTCTTTAGAAGGTTTATCATTCTCGAAGCCTTCTTCTCAGCGTCGTGATCTAGGGCAATAAATATTTCTTTTGGATAATCAATCAAAAGTGAGAACAAAGGAGACTTAACCTTCATCGAAGATCCCAGCAATGGAATGGCGTTTCCTGCAACAATCGCATCAAATACTCCCTCGACCAAAATAAGATCCTCATCAAAGTCAACATACAACTCATTAAAAACAATATCACTTTTTGAGGCCGGTGGGTTCTTATATTTCATCCATTCTCTACTATTATATGATCTCGCAACAAAGTAGTTGCAATATCCGTCACTGTTAAAGGAGGGGAATATAACGCGACCTTTATAATCTCCAGAAGAGCAAAATCCAATCTTCCACTTTAAAATATCCCCTTTTGTAATATTTCGCTTTTTAAGGTATTTTAAAGCAGGCTTTGCACTTAGGGGAAGGTCACTGTTCGCAAGAGAGACAAACTCTTTAGGGAGGTTGATTTTTTGGCAATTATCGACGATTTCTGACCCTTGAAAGAGATTGTCGAACTCTGAAATATCGACCTGACCTGAGAGGCGTTTCCACTCTTCTCTCTGAGGGCTTGTGCCGAACTTGAAGACCAGCTTGCCGGGGCTTCCAGTTTCTTCACAAATCCAACACTTAAAGACATTTTTGGACAAGTTAACTGAGAGTTTTCTTTTGTGGTGTTTACAGAAAGGACACGAATATAGGTGTTCGTCGTTGGTCCTATAAGATCGACCTAATATGTTTGAGAGTAGTTGGAGTTTTTCTCTTTCCAAAGTTTAAAGCCTGCCCTTGCAATCACAATACTATCGGCCATATCGTATGAGCCTTTGGCCGGATTACCATATTTGGTATATGATATCTCAAAACTAGGCTCGCTGTCAAGAAGAAAATTTAAAACAACGTCTTTTGCTTTTTTTCCTTTCTCGACCTTTATTCCACAATGCTTGCGAGCACTAGAGGCTCGGATGTGAATTGGCTCTCTTCTGAAGGTTTCTTTGCAAATCCAAGAAACTGCGCCGTTGAAGCGCTGAAGCTTTGCAATTGTTTGTGCTGAAGAGAACCCTGACTTAAAACCCATCAAAGGCTCTTCAATATAAACCTGTTTGATTTTATAGAGTTTTTTTATCCCCTCTATTCTCTTCTTTATTCTTTCTAGCTTATCGAAAAAAGATAAGTCTTTTTTATCTGTCCTCCAAGCTTCACAAAACACAAGTTCGCCGTCACTGTTAATAACGGTTGCTCCGGTTATTGAAGTGGATACATCAAGTCCTAATAACATAATTTATTTTTCTTTATTATACCATATTAAATGTCTAGTTTTAATTTGAACGTAAGATCATCGGATTCTCTCTTACGGACTGGGTTTGCTAGTTTGGCGATGGCGATAAGATTTTTATTCTCATCGAATATGCCAATCTTGCTTATGAATGTTCGCTTCTCGAATTTCTCTTCGTGACCGTGAAAGGAACTGCTGACAGTGCTCTTAACCGGAATTGCAGAAGGTTCTTCGTATGACCAAGTTCCAGAACTTGCGGTATTTATTGAAGAGCTTGCATACAGGGCGTAGGTTGGGTTCGGCGAGTGATTAAGTTGGCCAGCGGGAGCATTTGCAAGCATTGTCACTGTTGGGATATAATTTGTTCCCTCGAAGGTCATTGAGAAGCTGGATGAGGGGATTTGACCTGTTGTCGTTCCGTCTCTCGCTCCTGTTCCAAAGTGAATCCAAGAAGGAGACTCGGTGCCGCCGCCAGCAACATATTGTTCTGTGTGTGGGTGTCCATTCGCCGTAAGATCCCAACTGCCAGTGAGAATAACAAACCCCTCGTTATAAAGAACAACTCCTCCAACACTACCAGTGCCCCTGTTTCCATACGGACCCACCTGAATCAACTCACCATCTCTGTTGGTGTCTTTCAACTGTCCGATTAGCGTTCCTGTGACATAAAACTTTAAATCAACAGAACCTTTTTTAATTGAAGAGCCAAAGAAGACTGATGGAATACTGAGGAGTGAAAGCTCATCTGTCGATTTGTCCCACGGATGTCGATCCCCGGAATGAATATTAGAAGAGTATGCATAATGAGGCGAAATAGCAGAATAGCTATCAAGGCTTGTTCGCAATGCAGTGATATTACTTCTTGTTGCTCCTTGAGCATATCTATTTTTTATCACGATGCTGGCGGACACTGGATAACTGCCTGAGATTGTGTCACCGTATTGGAAATTACTGCCGAAGTTTGCAGTAACGGAACCAATTGAGTTTAGGGAACTGTCTTTAACTACAAAGGGGTAAGATATTGAAGTAGAGGGTCTATCAATATTCAACTCATTCAAGTTAATGTCTCCGCTGGGAACGTGCCCAACGTAGGTTGCGAACTTTCCTGCTGTTGCATTTTTATTATTTATATAAATTTTTGAATCGTATATGAAGACTTCGTATTTTGGATAAGCCTTAACAGTGTTGTGGAATATATCATTCTTTTTAAATTTATAATAAGGCACAATTTATCCTCGCGCTAACATTATAAATAGTGGCGTATTGTTGATTTTAATAATCTAATCTTACGCGAAGTGTTAGTTCGTTTGAAGGGGTTTTCTTCAGGGGTTCTGAGAGTTTTGCAACTGCGAGCAATTCATTGTCGCTAGAATATAGACCAATCGTCGTAATGTAAGAAACTGGCTCTGCTGCTGGGTTATCTCCCTTAACGCGAATTTTACTACTGTCAAGATAACTTGGATTCGCACTATAATTAAACTCATTGTGGTTCACTCGGCAGAAATAAATTGTCGAGTTTAACTCTGTTGTATTGTTGAAAGAGATGTCAACCAGTCTGTTTCTAAACCCATCGACACTGTGTTGAATGGTTGCGCCAGAGAGGGAAGCTGTGACTGAAGCCATATGGTTGGCCCCTGTTCCAAACTCACAGTATTCGTTGTGAAGGTTCGGTTCGGAGCCGGTCATGGCCGGGTTCCGAGCAAAGACCGAAGCGGTGACCACTGCAACGCCAGCTTGATAATAGAGCAAGCCGACGCCCGAGTTAGGATTGGGAGTCCCTGATCCTGTATATAAAATACCATACTCGCCAGCGGGAGAGTTCACCTTGTAGGAGGTTTGGGCGCCGTAATCACCAAGAGTAAGGAGACATGGCTCGCCTGTAGATTCCCTTTGATCGATAAAACCGTGACCACTTCTTGCGGAGCCCGTGCCCAGCGACAATCTGAAGGAATCTTTTTTAATTTCATCCTTTGTAAGTAATCTGGCGAAATTTAAAAAGAACACCTCTTGAAGTTTGGTGCCGCCACCGGCAATATCGCCATCTCGATCAAATTCAAGAATTGTTCCGGTGGAATCGTGACCCATCAACATTTGAGCCATTTGATTATAAATATTAATCTTTTTAGTGTGTTGTGAGTGAGTCTTTCCAGAGGACGAAAGAGCAGAATTTGGAGAATATCCACAAGTCATATCAAAAATGTGATTTGCAGAGGAGCTTAAATAAGGATAGTCATAAACAGACTGGAACATACCGTGAGCATAATTCTTAATGTTTTCTTCTTCGGTCAAGTCCGACGTGAGATAAGTTCCCGAAACAATTGAGCCGGTAATTGGAATCGCTTCGTGAAGAAGGGTTCTCGTACTAGCAATGTCGTTGTTTGTTAATGTTTTATAGGTTGTGGCCATTATTTTTCCTCATTTATTGTTTCTTAAGATATCTGATTGGAATATCTATTCTATATCCCGTTGTGGCTCCGGTAATTCTAATTGTTGTGTCAATGTAATAATAGGGGGCGCTGGCGGGACCTGTGACCGTAGAGCCAATTTGCGTGAAAAGGAACGTGCTTGAGTTAAGTTCCATCGAAGCTTTAATTCTAAAGTGAAATGACGTGCCTCTGGGACCGGCAATTACCTCGCCGGGACTCTTGCTCAATTCCCCTGTCTTGCCATCTTTAATCATTGAAGCACCCGTGCCTGCTGCGGCCTTGGAAACGAAGTAAGAGGCAATGCTGTCATCATCGACAAAGCTTACGGGAACTTGAACAGGATTGTCGTCGTCGGGCGTTATCAACTTGCCCAACCTATCGTCCATTTCAATAATGTATTGTGTCTCTGTTAAAGCGGTGTCTAATTTAAAGTCGGCGGATATCTCCGTAGTGTGCAGTCCTTGGTCAACTCGACCTCTTGCATTGGGTACGGTTCCCGGAGTCACACCATTCATCACACCTCTCCCCCAAGTACTTTGTTCATAGTCTTCCACTGTGTCCGTGTCAACAAGAACGATAAAGCTTCCACTCCCATAATTTATGTCTGTGAATTGGTTCATTTCCGTGTTAGGGTCTTTTTCATTCAACACCAATTTGGGCAAATACAAGAGGTTTGTGTTTGAGAGGGAGATTAATTTTGACTTCATTGTCGAAGTGTTGTTGGTAAAAGCCTCAAGGACCGGGGTTTGTAAGACGTCCAAATCGTAATACGCAGAGCCGCTTGAATGGTTTGCGTTGAATGTTGCATAGTTTATCTCATCGTCTCCGAGAGCAAACTTTGCAATCTTAAAACTGCCATCGCCGCGCGCTAGGCGCATTCTGCCAGTATCTGTTAATACTGCGTCGAGAATTATATCTCCGGAATTATCTAAAAAAGCCATTTTTTTACCCTTTTCTCCTATTCTAATTAGTGTTTATTATCAAATAAAGCCCTATAAAATCAACATTTTTCTCCTGACGTTGATTCCTTCTTTTCTTCGAACTTGACGCCGAAATTAAAGTCAATCTTTTTTCCTGTTCGCTTTGAAGTGATTCTCATCTTAAATTTCTTTGCAAACACCGTTCTTTCTAGATCCCCAATCTTTACTTTCTCTGACCCGATTTTCGCAGTAGGGTGAACATCGTTTAAAAACTCTCCCGTATCTTCGTCTATATCGCTGACAGAAGACTGTTCAAGACTTGGCTGTATTAATAAATATTTTTTAAATGCTTTTGTTGGGTTTATTTGTTTCTTTTTCTCTCCAGCTAGTTCGACTGCCTTTATCGATGGATAAATGCCTACTCCAGTGTCTAACAACTGAACTTCATAGACTGGTGTTGGATTTGATATGTTGTCGTGAGCATCTCGAACCCTGCAGGTGTAATAATATTTCTGGTTTGGGACAAGTGATTCGTCTGTGAACACTGTTTGAACCCTGTTATCAAGCTCTGCCATTAAATCGGCCTCTCCAAAATCTTCATACTTTTCTGGGTGTTGGGTTGTTCTGTAAACCTCAAAAACACCCCTCATATCGTCTGTTTCATATTCAAGCTCAGTTTCGGACGATTGAATCTCTCTTGATAGAAAGTCGCCTCGTTGACCGTCATTCACTGCGTAGGAATATTTTATGACACCGTTACGAGACAACCTTTCTTCCTTATTGTCTGCCTCGTCTCTTGCAGTAGAGAACAAAACGGGAGACATTTTCTGGCGACCGACTGACACGTTCATTGCGAGAATGACTGTGTTTTTTGAATTTTTAATAGGATAGAACGTGACCTCCGGAGGAAGAGGGGGTGAATCAATTACGCGGACTGCTCTTTTTTGGTAAAAATCTTCTCCATTATAATAAGGAATTCGATAGATTAAAACTTCTGGTTCGTATTCTACCTCGACCTTAAAATCTTCAACACCCCAATCAAAGTCACCGTCAGGGAACTGGGCGAGTTCGTGATCCACTCCTTTGTACTGGTACTTTGTTCCGAAAACAATTTGATGTGCGTATATTTTATATATGTATTCTTTTTCATACGTGATTTGTGTATCAAGATATTCAATAATTCCAGTGGAGTGTGGTAAATAAATTGTCTGTATTTCGGCCAGATTTTGAGCGTCACATTTAACTATTTCATACATAAGTGTTTCACTGTGTGCTGGCTTTCCTTCTAGGATTTCTTGATAGCTTCTTGTGTGCTCTTTAACATAGTTTTTAATTTTTCCCTTCATAATCACAAAGAGCAGGCTCTGCAACAGGGCGCTTGTTTTTCCATCGGCCTCTGTGTCAAAAACCGAAAGAAGAGGGATAAAGCCTTGAATAGTTGGGGAGACAGCATCAAAAGGAACTGCAAAATCCTGATTGTAGGGATAAATAAAATCTTTTAAAGATTCTAGATCACTACCCTCTAACGACTTCATAATCTCGCCCAACCACTGTGTTAGGTTGAAGTACTGTGCTTTTGTGTTTGTTGGAACAGACCATACTGTTTCCAAGTTCTCTTGATCGTAGATTTTTATATTCTTTCCGAGAGCTTGATCAACGGTCCAAGTAATGCCCTCTTTTGCCATTTCTTGATTCATGAAGTCTGCGGTTAGGTTCCCAGCCTGATTCTTGATATTTGCTTCCATTTTCTTTTCAGCGAAAAACACATTTTCGACAAGCGGGTCAAAAAACTCGGTTTGCTTCAAGAGGTCAACAAACTTCGTGGGACCTTCTATCGGAGCAAAAGATATGTGCATATACATTGGAAATTTATCAATATTTTCCTTAACAGAGTTAAAGAAAACTTCTTCTTTAGGGGAGTGCAAGACATGCTTGTAAAACTTTTCATCAGGCGCCGAGTCACCAATCGACTTGGGAAGCTGTGTAAGATAATGATTTAAATTGTTAAAAGATAGTGTGCCATTGGACAGCTTGCTATTCCCATACACCTGTGATTGGTACACAAAATGCGGAGCACTATACCAAGACGTGTTAGATGCAGGTGGCTTGCTCGTGTCCGCACTATCAAGGTGAATCATTTTTGATATAAAATAGGCGTTTGGAAAATAAGTTTCCCACGCTGCGTTTGGCATCTTTTCTTCATAATCGCAAAGGTAGAAATTATACACAGGATTAAATTCTACAAATGATGCTGGCTTTTTACCCTCGGATGAAAAATCTTTCTGCAGTTCAATAGACGGTCGATTAATAAAAAAGCAACTATCAACATACTCCAAGCTTTCCGCGTTTGTGTTTGTGACATATGACAAATCTCCCAAAAGATCAAAATCTCTGGTGCTCTCGTCAAAATCTTGAAGGTCCGTTTGAACATAGATTTGTTGTTTTGATCTTCCAAACACTGCTGTCGTGGGCTCCTCGGAAGTGAACTCGGTTGGCGCGGGTGCTTTCATTTCCACAATTGTATAATTTTCCCCTGTTATACCGGGATTGACTTTGGAGAACTTATCAAATTTCATCATCTTTCCGTAGGTCATTGCCTTTGGAATGTGTTGGTGCCAGTAACTGCCCATGAACTCTCTTATAACATCATACTGATTGTTTTCGGAATCTTTTTGATTGGGATATGCCTCGGAGAGTCTCCAGCCATCATAACTTGGGACAACAAGTTTTTTATTTTCTAAAAAATATGGAATTGGAAAGTGAGAAATGTCGTGGACAAATGAAGACAAATCATAATATTCTTCCCACGATTTCTTTCCCGTTGTTTCTTCAGCGGCTGGTTTCTCTGTTTTTTTCGTCTTGCGGCCTGCTCCGCCTTTTTTGGTTCCGGGAGTGCCCGGTTGGTCGCCTTCTGAGTATTTGGGTGCCATTCTATGTTGCCTCTAATACAAAATATTGATTAAATATTGGTAATTCAGTTTCTTTCACTAATTCCGAAAACTCTCCCATAAGAGAGATCCTTCTAAACCTACAAATAAGCTGATCTCCTCCCGATGCCAAGCGCTCTCTAACATTTAGTTGTTTCCAGCGTTTGTTCGAATGAGGACTGAGATCTGAAACTTTTACGTCTCCGCTCATATCTAAATATTGCACTTCAACAATATTTTCAAACAACAACCAATACAAAGACATGAGTCTTGACTTTGTTGTGAACTCTTTAAAATCTGTATAAAACTTATCTGTTATTTCATTTGTTGCAGTTTCGTCTACAACCCCCTCTATTTCAACTCCATCGGCTAACAACATCGTGAAAATAAAGCTGGGGCCGACTGCGGCGGGAAGTTTATTCACGACCCTGCCTCGACTAGAAAACAGCCCTGTTAAAAGCTCGTAAGGGAACGTTTTGCTGGTCGATGGTAATTTCCCCGGAACCTTAATCGAGTCGGTTGAAGTTTTTTCAAAAGTGTTTGGTCCAAGGATATTTCCAAAAGGAGAGGTTCCAAGCTTACCTTTACTTTCCTTTTCCTCTTCTTCTTCCCCTTCAGTTTCAACAAGAACGTGTATTGGTGTGACCGTACAATTTTCTTTGGCAAGTAAATCATACCAACCGTCATAAAGCTCTCCGAGATTACCATCGGTTATCGTCGTTCTGTCACCCTGTTTCGCTCTAAGGACCTCTATCATTAACTGATCGCAACTATGAGAAAACACCATCCAGTTAGTGACGTGATCAAGAATGCTCCCATTATAAGGGAGCAAAGCCTGAACCTTTGGCCATCTGCGATGAAAAATGTTCACGGGATTATATTGTATGTATATTCTTTCTGCAGAGAAGAACTTTGGATCAAAATCGGGGAACGATGATTCGCGAAGAAAAAACTTCGCGCTTTCCGAGTCAAATCTTCGCTCCAAATCTAACTGGGTAAACCGAGCTAGAGAGGGTGCAATCGGAGCGTCATCTGCGGTCGATGTTGAGATCGTGTCCTCTGCGTGAAAAAATTCGTAACCATTTCCAGAAGAGCCTTTATCAACCAGTGTTGGGAACCAATAATCTAAAGTTATTTTTCGAGGCTCGGGGCTCGCCTTCTGGCCACTGGTGTTGAATGCATATCCTCCACTCGTGTCTTTCTTGTACACTTTGGAAGTTGAAAAGGAGTTTATAATGTTCTCGACCCTCAATAGCGCACCTGCAACCAAGTTTATTGCCAAATTGATTGACTCGGGGGTTGCTAGGTCCGGGTGTAATAATTTTTTTATCCCATCTTTAAATGCGAGAGGGAAGCCGTTAAAATTGCCACAGAATTCGCCGGGACCGAGGTTGGTTGGGTTTTCACTTGGGAGAGCAGTCCAAGCAGCTTGGGTCATATAATAATAAACTTCGGAAAGATTGGCGTACATTTGCCCGGAAAACTTTTGGGTAATGGTGTTATAGTTCTTACGAAGAAGAAGGTCGTTGTCGTAGTAGTGTCTTAGAAAAGTTAACCTGCTTGCAATGTTCTGCCTCAATTGTTTCAATTTTTCAAAAGCAGGGTCTTCAACCTCCACCTCGACGCCGTATTGAAAATGGGTTGATTGCATACTTGCTGTATCACTGTCAATGCCCTCAAACATTCTAAGTTTATCTGAGTTTATTAGGGTCTCTCTGATGGCGCCGATACGCGGAGAAACTGACTGGCCAAACTTATTTGTTGTAAACAATTCATTTTCGGCCAAAAAATACTGACCGTTGGTTTTTGTCATTGCGTCGCTGAATGCGAAAACTTCCTCGTCTCCAAGAAACTTGACAATTTGACTCTTCCCAAGAACCTCTTTCCCATCCCTGTTTTGTACTTGTCTTTTTTTAAATCTAAAAGAAAATATTCGAGACTCTTTTATCGGAGCTAAAGAAACTCCTCCAATAAAGTCGAGGCTTGAGGCTAGGCTGTGGACCTCAAACAAGCTTTCAAAATCAATAAAAAAGCAGAATCTAGTTTCTCCTTTTGGAGATAGAGTGGTAAAGATGTCTGAAAATATCTTTTGTTTTCCGGAATCTTTTTTTAATTTCTGTGAGTTTGAAAGCTCTATTCTGCTTAAGCCTAGCAGCTTCTCAAGGTCATCTAGGTTTGCTTGGGAACCTTGTGAGCGAGCGATAGATCTAAAATCTTGAAGATTTTGCATATCAAGAAGGGAGACAGTTGTTATCTTTCCCGACAACTCAGCTTGATCTTCAACCCAAGATTTGCCAGTTTCAAACACAAGCTCGCTGCCAAAGCTCGTTTCTTCTTTTATCCTATCAACATCAACCACACAGTGGGCTGCCAAGCCTAAATACTCTTCTTCTTTTTTGAGAGAAAAAACTTTTTCTATATAGAACTCTCCATCTACGAAATTTTCAATATCAAAATCTACTGAGTGGTATCGTTTCATGCTGTTCTTTTGTTTGGTTACGGTTGTTTCTTTGTCCGACTTGAAATAAGTGTAGTCATCGGACCAATCTTTATATGGCCAATTATAACCTGCAATGGTGCCAATGAAGGTTTTGAGATCCGGTGTTATCAGATTCAATATATCTTCACTCGTAGAGACGAAGACTCTTACTTCAAAATATTTCAAATATTTTTCTAACAACTTTGAAGTAAAGTCGGCGTTAGGAGGCTGCTTTATCTTCATTTGCACTTTCACATTCATGCCGCCTTGAACGACACCTGTTGCTGTTGCAGCGCCTGTGCCTTCGCCCACAAAATCTATATAAGGGGACCTTTCTTTTCGCACGGCAAGGGAGCCAGCGTTCAATAAAGTTACTTTAGTTACTTCAACCTCTGGTATAAAAGGGTTCATTGTTTAGTCACATTTTTCCTCGAATTCGTTCGTGTCTATATAAATATTTTTAGATACTTTTTTATCATCAGGATCACATTCAAAATTGTCATCAATGAGAATATTTTTAGTTTTAAGTTTCTTAATCCCAGTGCAAAGAAGATCTGGGTCTATTTCTTTATCTATCGCGACCTCAAAATAATAATCTACATTATTCTCATCAGGCTCATCAAACGGGCTCTTCAAAAAGAAAAGGCTCTGCTCTTCAGAGGAAATAACATTTCCATCATCATCTTTTTTTTCGAACACTTCAAAAAACTCAATATCGAAGTTTTCTTTTTGAAAAGTGCCGTTCTCTTCTTCGAGCCGAATCAATAAGTGTTCTTTGTGAATTCCAAAAACAGAACCATCAGAAAATTCGTCGGATACAAAATCATCTTTGGTGAACATAGTGTCCAGCTCCTGCTGAGTTGCCCCGTCTTCAAAGACCACTCTCTTATATTCAATGTCCGTGTTTAATTGTGGTATCTTTTGTGTCGCAATTCTATTTCTACCCGGTACGTGCGCAGAACTTGACAAGACGGTTGACGCAGATTGCAACTTGCTATTTAAAAAATGCACCTTCCAAGCTGGGATAAAATTATTGTTTGACTGCGAGGTTCCTATTGGTAGTTGGGGTGATTGGAGTTTATCCGCCTTCTCTTGCACTTTTGGCTTGTTCTTGACATCTCCTTGAACTCCCGGCATTAGCTCCTGTTCATGGCCTTTATTGCTTGTAAATATTGCAGTTTCCGCACCTCCAAAAAGATATTGAACCGCAGTTCTTGGTGTTTCTTCCAATATTCTTTCTTCAGCCTTGTTTACGGACTCTGTGTAACCGGCGTATTGGGAATCATAAATAATATCATCATCAAAAAAAGCGTAATATGTTGGTTTTAACTGACCCTTTGACAAAAGGTACTTGCCATATTGCGTCAGTTCAATGTCAAACACTTCTTCTTTTTGGTTTAAAAATGCCATAAATTATTTTCCCTTAAATGGGTCGTTGCCAGGGGCTCCAAGTCCCTTTTTCCCTGCCTTGTCGGCCTCTTTTTTCATGTCCTCTTTTTTCTGCTTTGATGAGGCGGCGTTTATAAGATCACTGATTGGAGGATCTATTTCAACATTAAACTTCTTGCCTGCTTTTTTTATTTTTGCTGCTTTCTTTGCAATGGACTCGACATCAATTGTAACATCGTCCATAACAAAATTCGTGTCCTCAAACTTAACCGAGGCGTCCATTTTAACTAGCTCAACAAGAGAGAAATAATCGTATGGCCAGTTATAGCTGTAATCTGGAACTGATTCCTTCTCGGCGCCTTTTGAACCCACTTCGAAATTAAATTTAAATCTCGCGTCGTCTCTAGAGTCGGCGGTTTTTGTAAAGTAGTTTGTGTTTGCTTTTTGTTTAACCTTAAACAACATCCATTTAGTATTTTTTGGAAACTTTGGAACGAGCGGGTGAACATCTCGATCTTGAAGTTTTTCTTTTGTTGCTAACAGGTCGTGTGTAATTATCTGAGACTGTTGTTTAAAGTCTCGACCAATTCCAACTTGAGTTCCCCCGACCGTATCGTCAGGTGGCAAGTTCTGCCAAATATCAGACAAGTCCTTCTGGCTTAAGTCGTGAGTAAATTCAAATATATACATAGCAAATGGTTGGATATCTTTGTGTGTCAAAAAGTCCAATCGGGGCGGTATAACAAATCTCTGCATCTTACTGACCATATCTACCATTGCTTTATCTGGATCGATGTACTTGTCATCGAACTTTTGATTTGGGTTTCCTGCTAAAGACACCGCTTTTTCGACTGTGTTTCTTGGGATGTTAAAGAATTTCTTTTGATTGGTTCCAAGCTGCCTAAACGGAATAGCAACAACTGCTTCACTAATTCTCTTAGTTGGTGCAATTTGACCGATTTTTTTGTTTTCGAACTTGAACCCGCAAAGATGACCTAAAGAGCCTGTTGATCCTGTCGAGGCAAGATCGTTTGGTGGTCGCCACTCGTCGGGTTCAGCGGCATCGTTAGCAGCACTTATAGTTGTTGTTCCATCTTCTTTTTTATCTCCAAAGACTAAATATTGAACTGGATCTCTAATTTGAAAATAAATCCCCGTATCTTCGGGAATGTCTCCGTATTGTAACCATATCCCGTTAACAACAGAGCCTGTGCCGTGAGTCGGAGTTACTGTGCTCTTATCTTTAAAGTTTAAGACGGGTGTTTCAAACTTTGTTTGAATTACCCACTTTGAAGGAGCGTTGGGGTCGTCTCTAACAAGCTTTGGGGTCCCCGGAAGAGTTTTGTGAGCACCTGCACCGTCAGGAATAAGTTGGGGTGGGCCGTATTCAACAGATTTTACGTTCGTCAAAGATCTAAGGTTTAAACAAGCATCCAATCTCATTTGTTCAGCAGATGCCACAGAATAATAACCACTGCCTTTGTTTCCGTCGATGCAGTTGGCCCAGTGATCCATAGTCGCGAATGTACCGGGAGATGACGCTATTGAAGAATCTGAAGCTTGTTCGATAGCGGTGCCTGCTGAACCTCCATTAGATGAACCAAGAACCCTCCTAAAAGAAATATCTATATTTTCCATTATTTCAGGTAAAGTATATTTTCCCGGACCTTTGTTTGGTTTAAATTTTAATCTGGCGCGTGAAAGTCCGTGATAATATGGGGGAGTATACGGATCTCTTGAAGATCCAGTTATTTTCACTGGAAAAATCCCAGCGATGACGGGGCTCATGTGATCAACAGGTGGGCCAAAACAAGCCCAATTATCACACATCTCCAGTTTTGAATAATTTTTATTAACCGGCTTTACATTATTATAGTACTCGTATTGTGTATCTTGATATGTTGTCTCTCGATACATTAGCACGTCCATCAGGTAAACGTCGACTTCTTCATCAACTATAAAGTGATTGGGACTGTTATCAGGGGCAGAAACAAAGCTTTGTAAATTGCCGTCTTCTAAAAAGAAATCAACAGTTTCTGCCAAAAAATTATGCATTGCAAGTTTATACAGGGGAGACCCGGAGGCGTCCCATTGAACCTCTGTGGAAAGACTTGCTGAAGGGTGGGGATTAGCATCTGGAATAGCTTGTAAAAGCGCTGGCACATTTTCTGGCTCGACCAACGCTTCGAATGGAACTCTCGGTCTTCTGACATATGTTTCTGAACCGCCCCAAAGTACTCCAGTAAGATCATCGTACCACGCACCAGCCGATGATGTGAGCGCATATCGAGTAGGCATGTGATCAATGGGACTTCCTACCTGTCCTGAACCAAAGGGCGCTGAACCCACTTCATTTTTCATAAGCGGCCAGTCAACAGCGACTCCAGATTTAATCGTGTTGTATAATATGCCGGGGGCAAAAAATGGCTGCATAAACGGTCTAAAGCTTCTCTCCCCGCTTATCACACTCACGTTTTCTCCGTAGCTAGAGGAGAATAAGCTGGCTAATTGAACCGTTCTAGTCGCTGGGTAAAAGCCGTCGTAAGGTAACAACTTCATCATCGCGTCCATTCGAAGCGTTAATTTGCTTGTGTGGACTCCTTTATCAACATAATCTTCCTGTACTTGTCCAAAGTATTTCATAAAATCGCTATGACTATAGGTTGTATAGAACTCAGCGTCAGAGCTATCAGGGGTTGAAGATCCAGAAATTGTCAAATAACCCAAGTTCTTTGACCGGAAATTTCCACCTTTTTCGTTAATGTAGTAGGGCATGTGCTCGCTTATTCTGAACTCGGGAAGAACTGAATAGTCTTTTGCCACTCTTCGCATCTCATTGGCAAAGGTTCTGTAATCAACCGTAAACGGTTCTTTTCCAGCCTGTTCGGCAGTCTCCCATTTCTGCGAGGAAACAAAAATTACATTATCGGTGTTGTGGGCGCTTCCACCCCAATCCGGATAGTCCCATCTCGGATAATTTAAAATAGGAGATGGACATAAAAAAGCGTGTGGATTTTGTTCGCTACCTATGTTGCTGACACCGTGATAAATCGTGTAATTGTTCTGTAGTTCTCCTGCGTAACTTGACTGGCTTAGACTGCTCGTGGGACTGCTCGTAGCCCAGTCTTTTCTCTCGTCAAGAGCCCAAATACTTTGTTTTGGAACCGTGACACCTTGAGAGTTTACGAAATTTGTTTGTTCTCTATCTGTTTTATTCTCGCGCCAAAATGGACATGTATATGAATCTCTTCCTCGAATCTTATCTAAGAAAGTGTGTTCTTCTTTTGGAAATACCGTCTCTCGGTGAGTGACATAATTCAATTCTTTAACTGCATTGTATTCTTTATCAATCTCATCTGTATAAAGAAGATAATTTATTTGATCGTACATTTGCTTGTCGGGATTTGGCTGGATGCCTAATCTCTGCTCGATTGAAATTTGATTGTCTCTTTTTACAAACTGAGTTAAATTATTAGCATACGTGTGCTTTACAACCGCCTGCCTAGTCTCTAAGAGCTTGGAAGCATCTTGTATTTCAAGATTGTGGATCATTGGATGATACTTTGTGGTTATCATCGGCTCTGTGTAGTTTGTAATTTCATCTTCTCTAAAATTAAAAGATAACGTATTATCTTTTTTATGTCTTCTCACAACTGGGTGGTTGCCGGTTCTTATTTGTTTCCACGAAGGCCAGCCGTATGGACCTTGACGGTGAAGGATCAGGCCATTTAGGATAGAGGGGACACCCGCATAAAGAGGTGGAGCATCTTCGGTTTGTTCGTCGTTGGTTGGCTCTCCCTTTATGTAAGTTTGATTCACATAGTTTGCCTCAACCATGCTCGAAACACCGGCTAAATTTACTGTTTTTAATGTTTCATTTCCTAAAAAGTTTTGGCTGCCGGTTATTGGGTCGACTATATTGTGATTAAGGCCCACAAAGTCTACAAAAGTAAAATTACTAACGTCATCGTTAGTGTGGACTTGTCCCTCGTAGGTTCCCCAATATCGCCGGTTGTTGTCGTCATATCTATAACTTCCAAACTCACTACCAGTTAACACCACAATATCTGTTGAGGCTAGACTTGCATTTGAATAGTTCGGCTGTTGATAGCCTACTGGACCTTTTGTCGCAGATGCCGTAACCCACGAATATTGCATATCGCTCTGAGGGATTGGGCGTTGAATAAACCAGTTGTCATAATTTGACGCAGTGTACGCATTCCAAGAAAGATGAATGTGATCTCCTTCAACATTTCCTGTTATCTCCAGCCTGCGCTGGCGATTTCTATAGGTCTTGTGATATGACGCTGAAGAGAATGTCGCTTTTCCTGCATCGCCGTTGTCAAAGTGTGTTCCAAATCTTCCCGAAGGCTTTTGATGAAGGTCGTTCAAGTGATTTCTTACAATGGAATTTCTCCAAGGAAGCGCATTGTTTACCGCATATTCTTCAGCAACAGTGTCTAAAAATCCGCGACCATTTATTTCAGGACCGCCGGGAGCAGAAAACCTCTCAACAAAGACTGTTTTATTTTTATCCGACAAGGATCTATCAGGAAGAGCAAAATCATAAGCACCCGACATCTCATAGGACCTGACGGAAGTAATTTCTGCTATTCCCTCATTTTTTACAAAATATCTGTTGTTAATTGAGCGGCCAGATGTTTGAACAATCTCGTAATCGTGAGCATAGTTTCCAATAACTGTCGGAGAAACTCCTGTATCATCTCCAGATGCTACGCTGCCGGTTGTCATTTGAATATTTCTAATATTTACGGGGCGTTTTGCCATCACGTCTCGATAATAAGGGGCATATGCCACCGTTTTATCTAAAGTGCCATCGTTTTTTTGGTCTGGGCTGTGAATTTCAAAACCCGTTGCTGTCTTTTCAATTCTCCAAGCCTCGGGCCTTGTCTGTTCGTTGTCGAAACCAGTATTTATCTTTGCGTGTCTGTGTTGGAGACCTCCGACGTGTTTCTCGGTAAAGGGCCCCTGCATTGGACGCTCTTTATCTGGGCCGTAAACATCATTATGAAGGTTTACAATCTCAAGACTTTCATTCTCCCAAAAAGTGCCGGGATTCTTTGAGACAGAGGTCTTATATACATTAAAGAAGGATGCAATCTTATCTTGTATCGCTTCGTTGGAAAATTTCCAAGTTTGTTTCGTTTTTGTTGTTAGTGCTGAGTTGTCACTGTGCGAGGCTGTTACATTCCATTTATCGAAATCACCAAACGCCTCTGCTATCGTTGAAACTAACACATCAGCCGATGCGTTGCCGACTCTCCAGTAGTCAATCTTTTTATTTTTTGAAAAGTTTGTACCTCCTCGAAGGTCTCGCGATAAGCTAGTTGAGAATCTGTAGGGTTTGCTAAATTTTCTAATGGCGTAGGTGGAACCCGAAACGTTTACGGTTGTGTACGCATTATGAATCTTTTCTTTATTGTCGTCGACGGCAGTGTTACCGGAAGACAGAACGCCTTTGCGATCAGCGCGATCTTTCCACCAGAGGTGATTATCACCCTGGCTTGAAACACCGGTAAAATTTCTCACGGTTGTATTTGCTAGAGTGCTTGTTATTGTTGTTTCACCGTCGAATCCGGGGCGAACTTGTGTCATTGTTAGTAATCTGCCGGGAGACACAGAAGTGCTCTCTAATATTATTTTTGAGTTGGATACACCATTGTTGTGACCAGCGGCGTGGTTTATCGCGCCCATCAACTGGGTCACATTGTCGGTGGGGGCACCAGAAGCATCGAATTCGTTACTGGCATAGTCATTTGCCGCTTTTGCTGTATAGGTTTTAGATGTGCCATCTGTTGAGACAATTGTCACGCTTTCCGAACCGTCAGTTGCGGTGCCCGGATTAACGAAAAACAATGATCCCACCGCGTTGTCTGCACTGTCCACAGGCGCGTGTCCGTGTTTCCAATCATACATCAGTTCATTAACGCCTGCAACGTTTGCCTCTGGGTCGGAACCTTTGAATTCTAGAGTTGGAAACTTATGATGATATTTATTTCTTTCAAGAACATGGCTCTCAACAATTGTTTGAACTGTTTTGTCTGAAAAATCTGCGGACACAGGTACAAGTTTTCTTAACATCTCCGATAGAGCGCCATCCATCCACTTGTAGAAATCAAGATACTTTTCGATACTCGGGGTATTGTTCACTCTTTCAAAAAATAATTGTCTTAATTTTTCTAATTTTTTATATTTTTGTCGATACTTGTCTGCAGGTTCACCAACTATGTTGTTGAACGCGGCAATTGAAGAGAACATGTTCAGCATCTCTTCCGAGATCGTTGCATACATGCTTTTTTCAATCGTTGTCCTAGTTCGAGAAGGTCTCGTGTTTCTGGTAAACCTTTCATCATCTCGGGAAAGGACTTTTACCGTGTCTGAAGAGAGAACAATCTCCGGGAGTTGTTTTCTCGCACTTAAAATATACTCAGAACCTTGAACGGTTGGCTCACTGCCATCAAAATTGTCTCCCCGGCCAGTGTGCTGTTTATCAAGAGCATTTCCCAGCCAGCCGTATCGAACCTTTGCAGATCCCGACGAAAAGTCATCTACGACAAATTGGCCTGCGGCATCTGACCCTGTAACTCTGCTAAAGTCCCAGTTCAGTGCCAGTGTTTTTATTTCTGGAACCTCTGCCGCAGTCAAGGTCTCTTCTGTTAGAAACGCATTTTTAATTGGATTTTCTGTGCCGTAGTTTTGTGCATCAAAAGCATGTTGTTTGATAACAGCGTCAGTGAGATAAGTGTTCCAAAAGCGCAAAGAACCTGCTTTGATGTCCGAAGCTGTCAGCACAGAGCCTGTGAAATTTTGACGATGAGCACCTGCATAAAGCCGTTTTGGGCTTGTCAATATTTGATATCCCTCTTCTTTGTTAATTGAAGCTGAGACTGAAAACTCGTTATCCACTATATCCAAAGTTGAGTTGACGCCATAAAATTCAACGTCGTAACCTCTCGCCGAGTCGGGACCGTCTGTTGAACCGGAAATAGCAGGAAAGCTTTGATATTTATTCGGCTTTAGGCGAACGGCAAAGTTCCATTCTTTATTGTCAAAAACATTTTTGAATTTTGGACTTTTTAACTTCGGAATCAGACCGCCGGAACCGCTATCGGTGCAGTTCAATAAGAAGTATGCATCTTTTGTAAGATCTCCTGTGACCACATCAGTGGTTCGAACCGCATAAACTTGAAAGTTTGCATAATTGTGTGTGGCCCAAGCCGTAGAGGTGTTTTCGATGTCGTTCGCAGTGTGCATTCCAAACAAAGAGCCTGATTTTATGTCAACCTGATCTCCAAAATAAACACTCTGTCTAAGAACTTTCTTAGGAAAGAATACTTCAGATTCTACCGTGAGTGCGTGACCTGCACCTTCTTTGGTGGAAGTTAATGTGTTCGTACCTGCTAAGAAAGATGTGGCGTTGGGATTTGTTGTATCTTTATACTGATAAACAACCGCGCCAGTGTGATTGACTTTATTAAAGTTAATATATTTTTTAACATCAGTTTTTGATGCATAGTTGTCTTTAAACTCGAACGCCTCGTCTGAAGCATATAAGTTTATTTTATATATCTCGTCATCTACGCCGAAGCAGCGCATCATGTTCCTAAACGCTTTCTCTGTACCTTTCGATTTGTAAATGTGTGTCAGGTTATTGTAAACATTTTTATAAATTAAGTTTTTAACTTCGTGAAGTCTCTTTTCGAAAACCCTCTCTTCATCTCGGGACTTATAGTATTCTAAAGCCGAAGCAAGATCGAACAAGTCCGCTTCCAGCGGCAAGCCAGAAGAATCCAATATTCGATCCATAAAAGCAGGGGGTGTAAAACTGCTACTGAGGTATGACGTATCTCTCAATTTTGGCAAATGATCCATCTGAAGCGACAAGTTATCAAAATAATTTGAAATAACTTGAATCATCTTTTTAAGTGTGTTTCCTCCGACAGTTTCATCCTGTTCAACAATCCAAGTTGGAATACTGTGGATTATGGACGTGGTGTTTCTAAAATCATATTCTCTACCCTCGGCAATCTTTAGATCTTTATATGAAGCAACTTTTGGATGATTAGAGCGAATAATTGGGTCTCTAAATTCTTTGGCACTGGCGCTAGATTCCATAATTGCAGAACCGGTCGCTCTTGAACTTGTCGAATATCCTGTCCAAGTTCCGTTTGAAATTCGACCAGAATAATCTAAAACAACAGAATCGTATGAACCTGTGCCGACAATACCTTCATTAAATTTATAATACACACCTAGATCTGTATTTGCGTCGTCAGTGTTGGTGCCGCCGCCAACTTGATCTCTCCAATAAGTTCCAATTTGTTTTGCAGTTCTTTCATTTTTCCAAAATCTGAACTCGTCAATAGAACCTGAAAGTTTACCGTATCCGTCGATTCTCTCTGCAGAAGAGAGGGCACCTGCTGCGGTGATGTCTAGGGCTGGGAGTCTGCAAGCGCCGATATTGGCGATCAAAGACCCTGTTATTTCATTCACCTTTCCACTACCGGCGTCCGCAGAGGACAGGGAGGTTATAAACTCGCCATCTTTATAAAACGTTGTTTCAAGGTTTGAGCTTCCGTTTCGAACACTAACGGCGTAATGGTGCCACTTGTCATCGAGAGAAGCGATAAAATCGGCTGAATTCACCGTATTGTTCACTGAACCTGACTCAGTAACCACAGTTATCTTGCACGTTGATTCACTTGTGAGGAACCCGATAAAAAATCGACCATACCCAGTCGAGCTATAGTCCCCGTTCCAAACATCAAAAATGGTCTCTAGACCTGTTAAGGAGTCAGAAACTTTAGCAGCTTTTTTCATCCAAAACTCGACAGCAACACCTTCATCAAAATTTAAAGCTAAGTTAGATGCTCTTTTTTTAGAGGTATCATAAATATTTGCATTAGTATAAGGCGCTCGATCAATTTCACCAGAATGAGGACCACCCTTAATCTGTATATACTCAGGATTATCTGTGAGACCAAATGAGTTAACTTGTGAGCCAACCAACGAGCCCCAGCCAGAAGGTGAGAACAGGGCGTATCCAGTTGTTCTTGGATATTCATTATTAAAGACGTGTAAATCTAAAAATGAAGAACTGTGTTCCCATTCCAATTTCTCGTGCAAAGATCCGTCATAAGGATAGGTGTTATAAATTCTTTCAATTGCGTCGGTGTAATAGCTCTCTGCAGATCCAAATTTTACAAAATTCTTAGGATCTTTAAAGTCGGTTGGAGGGATAAATCTTTTTTGTATTTCTTTGTATGTATCGAGATACTCAACAGACTCTACATCCTTACCTATATCTTCTTTGTTTAGGTCTTGAATTGTCTTTACATTTTGTTTTTCGCTGAAGAGATCTTTAATACTCATTTCTTTACTTCACCCTAAACTTAAACGTCTCTGGTTGTTCGTTGTATTTTTGCCCATCGTAATATAAAAAATTAATGTTGTATGTGTGATTCTCTTGTAAAAGATCACAATCTAAGTCAAAATAACTTCCACTGATATCATATGAAAGCCGGGTGTGATAAGCGCTACCCGTGCCATAATTGATCGCGGTCAAGTTATCATTAGCTCTTGTTACTTTATAATAAACATCTTCAACAACCTCGGACGGAATTGTGGTAGTTGCTTTTGTGTAGATTGTGGGACACCAATCTTTTTGGCGTGCAAATACTTTTAATCTTACTTTTTCTTTTTTCAAATACTCCGATTTTAAATTCTGTATTGAAAAGACATATCTTGAGTCAGAATTGTTACTAAGAACGCCCAGTTGGCCATATTGTTTAACCGCAATCGCAGAGCCTGTATATATTTCAGTCGAAGGTGACCAAGTTTTTGAAGTTGACCAAACATCGTAGAGTGTGGTTTCCGACCCTGAGTATGGGAAAGATGCGCTGTAAATGCCTGTGGCAACCCAAGAACCTGTCACGATTTTATTGCCATCGGCGACAACCCCACCACCGTCTGGAAGTCTTTTTCTTTCTCCGCCAAGAGACGGATAAACGCTTAAATATATTTTTGTATCTTTATCTTGCGTGTTGCCCAGTCCCGGTATATTAGCAAGCTTTCCTCGGGCGCGATTGTATAGATATAGTGTGTTTAGATTATCGGCTGCTGGCGCAAGAGAACTGCTTAGATAGAAATTTCCTCGATTATCTTTTCTGGAGGAATCCCAGCGCGCCTCAATAACAGGGCGCTTAAAGAAAAACTCTGTTCCTCTTGTAAAAAACTTCTTTGTATAATATGATCTTTGTTCTGAGGCGTGGCTCGCTTTTAAGAAAACCCCTACGCCATAATTTGATTTAGATCCGAGCACGTTTCCGGCGCTATTCATCCACTGCTCGACCAAAGTTGTAACATCCAGTTCAATATCTTCCGTTCCCTTGTCGAGATAGACATCAAAAGACGATGACAAATCCCAAGAAGCAGTGTGGAAGTCTCCACCCTGAGATGTCCATGAAGTATTTGCAGCAGAGCGCTCCCAATTTGCCCCCACGTCATCATATGTTAGGTCTGAATAGTCTTCCATGTCAAGGCCGACACCTTCTTCCCAAGATCGAGAGACCGCAGCAACAGTTAAGGAGAAGTTGGAAGGGAGTGTTTGTGAATGCTTAGCATTGTACAGTCTTAAATAAAAATTAACGCTCCCGCTTACTGGGATTTCTCCGCTGGCGCGATCCGTGACCATTGTTGTGTCGGCGGGAAACTTATATAATGCTCTTGCGTTTTCATATGCAACTCCCGAGGAATTTGAAACCTGACCGTAAACAGTGAAGACCTCAGAGATATCTGAAGCGCCCATGTTAGATCCAGTTCCGCGAGTTGACAAATTAGCTGCAAATGCGTCTGTTATTGTTGTGTCTGCTATAGAAAGATATCGTTTGATTGCCATTTTTAAACTATTGTACCTTTAATGTCTGCGTCTGGGTATTTTATTTCAAAGATTATGTTCTCTTCAGCGAGAATATACCTGCCATCGAGAGAAGTATGGTCTTCAATATCATAATTCAAATCTGAGTATGCGCCGCCTGACTTATTGATGATTTCGACATCAACAACGTCCAAGATTCCGGGGACCTGCTTTAAGAGAAATAAAATATCACTTTTACTTATTGCTTCTCCAATATTATAAGAGCGTTCTATAAAGCCCTCTTTTATCCTTGTCACTGCGGCAGCAAGAAGGTCATATTTATTGTTTCCGGGTTCCGAAATTGCCTTGAATTGAATACCAAAGTTAGCAATTTTTGAATCTAGAATGTCAACAGTATCGTTAATCATTTTATAATGATTTATCCAAGTTTTTAAATTTTCTTTTATAGTTTGATTTGTTGCCACTAGCTTACCATTGTAATCTTCTGAAATAACATATAAATTTAGATTTCGCCTTAAGGAATCTGTATCTTGTACCAGGGCCGCTCTCTTGATTGCCCCAAATTTTTTCGGCATTCTATAGGTCAAGCTTTCGTAATCCTGTTTCGTGACTGCTCGATTTTGAGAAGCATAGCTATCAATGGCGCGGACCCTAAGCTCTTCCGAGGACAACTCTGAAACGTTTCCAATGATTGGCTCTTCGTTAATAGCTTCAAGGCTTGAGACCACGGAAGCAACCTTTGCAGGTGTTAGTGTCTCTTGAGATGGAAACTCAAACCTCGGATCTACAACCTCTTTTATGGAGTTAGTGACCGCGTTTGAATTCTCGCTTGTATTTACGCGATAAACTATTGTCAAGGTCGTGTTCGCTGGGGCGATTCCCATCTTGTCATTTCCTATAAGATTAACAGGGTCAAAAGAGGTATCGACAATATGATCTCTACCGTGCTGGTCTAGAACGACTTTATTCGGCTCTAAGTAGCCTAATTTCTCTCCCTCTTGTCCATATCCAAATTGTAGAATCGTTCTCGAAGGTTCAGACTCAACAGTAAAGCGCCTTGGAACAGAAACGGGTCTCATAATGTTAGGTGCGGTATCTCTGTTATCTCCGGTATTAATCACGGGAACAAACACTACGTCCTGTGAGAGATAATCCACTTCGAGATAATCCTTTCCAAGATCATCCACAACCGAAACGATTTCGGATACATTCTGAGCATTTAGCTCCACCTTTCTGAACCTTTCAAACGGACCAACCTTCTTTTCTTCAACTGCCAGTTCACCAGAAATAATTCTCCCCTTTGCTCTAACTGCAAATGAAGTGGGAACGCCGGTTGTCGAATTAACATTTGCAACAACAACTTGATTGTCAGAGTTTTTAAAATCTACGTCTTCCAGCAAAGTAAAAACGTTGCCTGTTGTACTCGAAAATTTACTTCCCCTCTTAAGAAAGGGCATGTAGTTCGTATCTGGGCCTGTACCTACCGTTGTGACCGGAACTAATACATAAAAAGTTAGAAGACCGGTGGAGGTTGATGTGGCTCCTGCTCGATAACCCGATTGGCGTGCAAGTTTCCAAACATTTTCATACTCAATCGCAGTAGACAAAAACGATTCATTGGCCTGATAGTCTAGATAGAAAGACAAAATATCACCGACGTAAGCAACGGTGTCCATCATTAACGAACCAAAGGAAGCCTCATTAAAATCTTTATACGTTGTTGGATAATATTGTTTTGCGTAGTTGAGCAAATCTTCTCGAATTGATTGGAAGTCGCGGCTCGTATATTTTATGGCTGGCTTTTTGGGTGTCTTGGGCATTCGGCCTTTTCCTTTTTCTTCTCTATAATTAGTCTAAAAATTTAGTTATTTCTAATATTTCCACCAGATCTAATGGAATGATTTTAAATGTCACCGACACTCGTAAATAATGTGGGTCAAGCTCATCGGGCAGGGCATGATTCCCGCCGCCCCGATTAAACGAGATATCATGAATCTCAATAAACGGCATATATCTAAGCACTTGCTCCTGTATTGCGTGCGATATGCTGTCTTGAGGGGCATTTTCAAATAAGAATTGATACAGGCCAACCCCAAACTCAGGGTCCATCATTCTCTCTCCGGGAACCGTTAATAACAACATTTTAAGATTCTGGGTTATGAACTCTTTATATGTTTTATTTAATTTGTAAAATCCGTCTACAGAATCAACTGTTAGCGGTAAATGAGGTGAATATCCTTGGGCCATTATCTTTTTTCCTTTAAGTTAAATATTATTTGCATTTATTTTTCATTATTAGAACCAAGTTTTTTTGGATGAAGTAACCTCCTCTGGTGGGGTTAATTTCCATTTGCCAAACTGTCCCTTGCCTTCAGAATGTTTCCACGCCGGATTGTCTTTGCCGAGCGATTCATTGGCACCGGCCTCTATGAGAGGCGACTTAGAGAAATAATAAGCTGCAAGATAATAAGGAGACAAGTGTGGTAAATTAATCCAAGAGCCCTGAGTGTAGGCGCTATATTTTTTAAAGCCATCTGGATGGAAGACTTGAAACTCGCCTAGTCCGCCCCTATACCCTTTGAACGCTTGTGTCTTTCCATCATCAGAGAAGTCTGACGGCGATAGCGGTGCTCTTGGGCGACCAGCGGTTGCCCCAATACCGACCAGCGCAATGGAAAGCTGATCGTCGAGACTTTTCAAAGCTATATGTTCCTTATATATTTGCGCCTCGAAACCCTGCCATATCGACCTGTGTGTATCTGCTATAGAAAGACTGCTGTGGATAAGCGAGGGGTAGCCGTGTTTCACGGGTCCCTTATCTTCAACAACCATTGGATGTGCGTTGTAGTGACCGAAGTTCATTCCTGCATATTCGGGATCTCCCCACTGTATCGGTGTAGCTATATTTTTACCGGCGTGTTCAGATATTTGCGGTTGTGAGATATAGAGAAAATCAACAGGCCAAGGATTAAACTTGTCAACGCCGAGAGTATATTTGTAAGAATTAAATTTCAAACCGCTCAAAAACCTTGCCAAAGCATTTCTTAATTCAACGAGTCCAAGGTCCATCTCGGGCCACTCTTTACCCGGCAAATAGATTCCCTGTTGAAGTTCCGGATTTTGCATCATAACTCCGTAATATCCTTCAAGATATTCACTTACAAAAGAAAATATATTATAAGACTCCTGTATCTTTCGAGGATATCTCTTAAGCATGTAGTCGCCTTCGTAAGTGCCTGGGTTGAACGAACTGGCATTGAGGATGGTGGAGACTTCATCCTGATAGTCCGTTGTCTCCGTGTCAATCCCAACAGTTTCAATTCTCTTGTCCCCAGTCAGCACATATCCGTTTTGAATGTAAATGGTATCACCGTTTTGCTGTGCCCAGTCCATCGAACTCATTCCGTACTTGGATATAATATCGTGCATATGAAAGTCTAGGAGTGTCCTCTGCTCTTCAAAAGACAAGGATGGCCAGAACTTTTCTGTGGCGCCTCCGGGCTTTTTATTTGCAGCAAGAGCATCAGCAGCTTTTTTAAGAATGTCTTTGGAAGCGTTTATTTTTGCAGACAGTGTGTCAAAACACTGCTTCTTTATCTCGTTTTCGGTGCGATCTTCTTCTCCTGTTGGATCTGGACCTAGAAGCTTTGCCGCAATGCCAATGGGTGTTATTGGACCAATGCCACCTTGCCAAATCCAATTGGACCTCCACGTTGGGTCGACCATGCTCGCCAACATTTGCAAAAGGAAAATGGGCACATCTTCCCAGTCGATACTTATTGTCTCCCACCAAGGCTTGATATCAATTGAGTCCTCAATATCATCGAGCATTGGTTCTTCGTACTGTCCAATGTTGCTGATAACATCTATCAAAGATCCGAGATGGGCTTTTGTGGCGTTGAAAATATCCACAATCTGCGGATAAGCCACGTCAAAAGCAACGATGTGATTTGCGGTCATTGCGCTAAAGAATCTATCCATTTTGAAAACACCATCAATTATAGCCTTGCCCTCGGGACTGTTTTCGATAGCATCTCTCATATCGCCGCTCGTTCGCTGATCTGTAGCTCCTGTAGTGGTTTTGACTTTGAAATAATCAACTGAATCTAAAAGAAGGTGATTGTCGGCAGTGTCCTCTCCCACAACATCGATAAACTTGGTAGAGGGAGCAAATGGTGATTCAGACTCATCAATAAGAGGCAGGACCAAAAATCTTTCTCCGCCGGTATGCACCTGTTCTAGCATTAAAACTTTTTCTTCTAAAATCTTATCTCTTATCTTCTGGGCTTTTAGCATGGTAGCGAAACCATCATCTTCCGCAATGATGCTGTCTAGATAGTTGTTATATTCTTCTTCTATTTTTTTAAAATTAACATCGCTATTCTCAGACACCACCAAGCTAAGGCGAACACCAAACTTTATTGGCTCAAAATACGTCGTGTAGGGCAAGTTGATTAGCGTCTTATATATTTGTAAATTAATGTCAATCCCAGTGTTTCCAGCGGGTTTAGTGAATTTTGGATCACTTTCAGATAAACCTTCAAATCCGCTTTGATTGACCGATATCCTTTTCATTCTTGGGAAATGAACTTTGGCGCGATCAAGATTTATTTTTCCTCTGTGACTGTAATTTGCATCGGGAAACTGATTGTGAGCAAATCCGCCGAGCATCCACTCCAGCGTTGATTTTGTATCAGGGTCGGCAACTTCTATTAATTTCTTTAGTTGATCCTTTGTTCCCTCTGGCAACTCTCTTGGAACTATCTCAACATATCTTTCAAAAAACAAACCTCCGTCAAAACCCTTCTCTCTAATTCTTTGAAATCTCGGGTAAACTGGGTGGCCTTTCTTTGGTGCTGTTTCTATCAGTCTTCTGGGAATTCCTCCGTCAAGCAGTGTTGGACCAGCGTTATTGACTCCGAAAGGCATTTCAACAAAATCACTGTACGCAATACGACTAAAAAATCTTTTAGGATCAGATCGATCAAAAACATTATCTTGAGGCAGTAGGTGCTTCATCTTTTCTTTATAAAGCTCTTTTATCTCTGGCATTTCTTCTTTTGCCAAGAAGAGCAGAGCCTGACTGCCTGTTCTTACTTCAATTTCTTCACCTGTTAGCGGATCTTTCAAAGAAACGTTTTCTATTTTTGGGCCTTCGCCACTTTCAACAATATCAAGTGCGGAATTGTATTTCATTTTCTTATCTTTCATCACTTGAACAATTTGAGCATCTTTCAGGGCAGAATCTTCTTTAGAGTCGATAATGCCGATGGCAATCCGCTGGGCTGTTCTGGAGATTCTTTCTTGGGTGCTTATGTTCTGTCGTTGAGAGCCTGTTTTTAGCATGTCCTCGCCGAGTTCGGTGGCAATCATCTCTTGCACCACCTGACTATTGAACACATTTTCAAAGTCAAACAACGAGGCGGCGAAAAGAAGCTTTAGGAACACTTGAATAGTTTGAAGTCTTGCGATCATTTCAACCACCGCTTCCTGCATTGCTTGTGCTTCTGGATCTTCTACCTTACATTGTAATTCTTCTCTTCTTTCTTTAACCTTCGCAACGAAAGTTCCAGCGTTCATAAAGTCTGGGTTGGCTCCAACCTGTTCCGAATAGGGTTGGCATTGGCCGTCTTTTGCGACAATTGGGGATAGCGGGGGCGACCCACTTTCTAATTTTAAGCGTTTAAAAATATTTCGTTGAAAAAATCCACTATCCTTTGTTTTTTCCAAGAAGCGCTTATACACTTGAATAATAACCGCCTCATATAAGTCATCAAACTCAGAGGTGGCAAGAACAGTGTTGAAAAATTTATCACTGCTGGTCTGGTCGCTGAATATAGACTTTAACGGACCTTCTTGAACCATCTTCTTCAGATCTTCGGCTGCTGTTGTTTCGCTTTGTTCCAGCTCTCCTGTTGTTGCAATTTTTGTAAACAGGGCATCATTATAATTGGGATCAATATAAACAACATCTGTTCGATATTCTCCGGGGTCGAGAGTGATCATTTGCGGCACTCCAAGTTCATCAAGGTCGTTCGGGTCGAGAAGCGGAATCACTTTTGGTTCAGTAGATCTGTTTTCGTAGTATGTTATTTTTTTTGCTTTTGCTTTAAATGAAATTTCAAAACCCTCAACATAGTCACCTTTATGAAACTTTAAATTCATATCTTCAGGGTCTAACTGTTGTCGCAATTCTTTTGCAACAAGAAGATTTCCTTCTGGCGAAACAATTCCGGCAGCAGTGTTCATTTTGAATGCCATGTTCTTTGCCTGTGTGCTGCTTGGCTCTGGATCATCTCCAAATGGCAAAATCATAGAAACGAGCATGTCTAGCCACGTGCTTACTGAGTCTCCGAAGGTTTGGTGACCAGCATCAGGATCTGTGGCGTTAGCATCTTTCCACGGAGTTGATGAAGACATAATCATTTTTTTATATTTTTTAACATCCTTGTTGAAAGTATTTTCTACCTCTTCGAAAAGACCTCTTAACATCTTGTCGAAAGAATATGCCATTGAAGGTTGTTGTAGTTTGACAATTCCATTTGGAGCATCTGGGCCACAAAAAAGCGGTGGGAGCAAGTTTTCTAAATATTTTGGATCAGCTATCCACGGAATCATGTCCTTGATAAATACGGTGTTTTCTATTTTTTCTCTGTCGATTGCTTTTTTAGCCTCGTCAGGTCCAATTTGATCGGCCAAGTGTTTTTCTTTTGCTGCGTAAGGGTCTGGGTTAATGCAACATTCTGAATAAAGTCTTTTTCTCTCTTCGTGTTCTTCCACAAGTCTTCGACAAGCCGATGGATCAACTACAGCGGAAATAGATTTAAATATTTTTTCGAAAAGTATCCTACGTTTCAAAAGAGGGAGCAAATTGGGATGGCTCTCTTGGACCAGAAGCTCAATCCTTGATCTCAGCGCCTGTGACACTTGACCGCCCATCAGCGAACACAACTCACTCACTGATAACTTCTCGGACAAATCGTCAAAAAAGTCTGTAAAGTCAACAAATGTTATAACATTCTCCGTTGATCCAAGTTCCGCAGTCACATCTGCAATAGCTTTGGCAAATTCTTCTGGGGAGGCGTTTTCTCGAATGATATCGTTTATATTCCCCTGATTATAGGGTGAATCCTCTGGGTCTGAGTTAATGAGGTCGCTGTCTGCGGATTCTGAGCAATATTGATCAATTTTTCCTATAATCCGCTCGATGAGCGACATAAGAATGTCTCTCACAACATTCAACATTATTTGCACGACCATATCGCCAATTGCGCCCAAAAAGTCAATAATTGGAAAGTCTGCCATAATAAAGACTCTGAGTCTTTTCTTCATAGATCTCCACAACTTTTCTTCGTCTATATCTTCTTTAATCAGTTGCCATATTGCCGGTATTAATAAGATTAAAGCTGCGCAAATTGCCACTCGTTCGGGTGATGATGTTTCGAGACCACTGAGGATATTCTTCAGGCCCTTGTCTAGCTGTGCTTTTACATCTTTAGAGCCAGCCTCCTTCATAAACCCTGTTGCATCTGCTTTATCAACTGTCGCAACCACTTTGTTGTCTGTTGCTGCTGAAATCCACTGGCCTGATTGCGCTCCGACGAGCATGGCCTTCATGTCGTCAAGCTTCTGTCTCAAAAAGGCTGCTGTTTGAGGATCTTTCTTTTCTAGCATCGGCAAAAGTTCTTTCTCAGCCTTTTCGAGACCTAAAGTTTCAATTGCGTACCCACAACCAGCGTCTAAATAGCCTGCCAGATCTGTATATTTTGCTAAACATTTAAATGCGATGCCGATGAGTTCTGCAATACTGACTTTGTGAAGCATCTGACCGAACATGTCTTCAACAGATTGAATCCTTGTCATTCTTTTAGAAAGGATCTGTCCTCCAAAGATTCTCTCGCCGATCAAGTTGTATGTAGCGTCAGCTTGTCTATTGATATTGTGTAAAAGTTTACCGGAGATTCGACCATCTGGGTCTGCAAATACATCATTCAGACCTCCGGGTGGTAAGCCAAAGTTTATAATATCGTCTAAAACTTCAGTGACAGGTCCTCCAACCGGCTTTATTTCAGGAAAGGGGTAATGAAAATCTTTAAGAAAGTCCGACCAGTGATATAATTTAACACCTTCGGGGGAGCCTATCTTGTCTAAAATTTTTGCAGATTGGTGGAGGTAATGTAACACTGTCGAGTCACCAAGAACGACACCAACTGGAGGGATTCCGACCTCAAAGTATTCAGCCTTGACTGCATCGCCTGTAACAAGCACACCTTCGTCGGTTGAACTAACTCCCTTTCCAACTCTTTTATTACTTATGGCAACAATTTTCCAATTTTTATCAATTTGAATTTGAAACTGGTCTTTGAGGTCGTCATTAAGATTTGGGGCCACTCCTTTATATCCCTTCTGCTGTTCTAGCAACGTCTGAAAGGCTGATGGGAAATCTCGTAACTTGTCGGCATAAATTGCTAAATCTACCGGGGTTGTCATTGTTTTGCTTTTTTTAATTTCTTTTTGATAGGCTTCCAAAATTGAAGCGACAACGTTCAGATCTCTTGCAAGGCCCGAGGGGGCCAGTCCAAATCTTCTGGCGATTCCCCCTGACCAAAACACAATTGGCTCTTTCTGAGTAGTTTCTTTTTGGGTTGCTAAATGGGCTCCAAGTTTGGCTGTGTCTTTTTTAAGTTCTGTCTTAACATTGTCGTGAACAAGAATTCTCCAAACTCTTTCTGCCGAGGGTATTGCAATGTAGTTTTTGGTCCCCCAATCAAGGCCAAATTCGGTTCTTATTGGGAAAGTCTCCATATTGATAATTAACCAGTTTGCAAATAGGTCAATCTGTTTTAAATTCGCGCCCAAATCACTTTCAAGTTGGTTTTCACCCAGTTCCTTGAGGGTTCCCAACGTCGCTTCCTCTTCATACCAATCTTTCTTTTCAATTTGAGCCATATCAATTGTCCAGTGTTTTATAAATCGATGAAGGGCAGGAACTCGTGGATCCTGAGTATTTGGAACCGGATCACCGGACATATCTTTGTTTCTGTACCATTTTCGACCACTGTCAAGACTGACACCTCCGCCCTCAATCTTGCCAAGACTGCTCCAAGCATTAAGCTTTTTTTGCACCCAATCAGAGCCCACTTTTGCTGATGTTCGGACGATACATGCCCAATAATTTTCGCCGTCGATATTGAGAAGTTCTATCGTTCCATCTGCCTTATCCATCCAAGGTTTTTGAGCATCAGAAACGATGGGAGCAATGGCTGGATCTTTTTTAATGTTTTCTTCTGTTATTTTAGCTTGGTCGGCTTCAACTGTGTACCAGACGCCCACAGATTTAACAACTAATTTTCCATCGGTATCGACTTCCGGATCTGGGTCGTTACCTGCGCCATACCCACCAACATAATCTGGGTGGCTTGGGTCACAATTATGAGGTTGGCTCACTCCAGCGGGGGTTGAATTGGCTGCATTTTTCAATTCCAACAGGTCAACCGCGTCAGCAAAAGGACCACCTTTGACAGCAACCTCGCCGACTTTTACTTTCGTAAGTTTTAAAGCCTCCCTGTACAACAACTCAACGTCGATTCCCGGATCAGGGGCAGCTTTCCCATCTGCAGCAGCCGCACTCCAAGCGTTTGTGACGTTTTGTATCTGTTGTTTGTAATCTATTACATCTATCTTTATTTCTATTGTATTTGTCATTTTTATTAATTTGTCGTATTATGTGTGCTTAAAATATTATCCATTGAGCACGGAAGTTCTAAATATTTAATTTTTTGAGCGCCGAGCGTACCCTTTTTTATCACTGCGTCTTTTTTACACATAAGTTCTGCCTGTATCATCGCTCTGGGGCCGTGATAAAAAGCAAGGGCATAGTCCGGATGATTTGTGACGCCGCCCAGCTCGCCAGAGCCTTTTCCCGTTGTCATTCGACCGAGAGCCTCTTCGATAGTAACTTTGTGTTTATGATTTGCAACCACTCTATTGAATGCCGTCTGAACAGAAACAAAAGTATTCAACATTCCAACAACATCATCTAGTTGCTTGTATATGTCTAATAGACATGTCTTCAGGGCGTGGCCTTTCACGAGAGGTTGTTGCTCTCCTTCGATGCCACCTCCAATTAAATCAATGCCGCCTCCGCGAGAAGATAAATGACCGCCGTGTGAATCCTTATGATCGACCCCTGTTACAATTTTTATACTCTCTCTGGCGACAATTCTGACATCATCTGCTTTGATTGCAACGGCAGACCTGTCTTGAGGAGAGAAATGGTTTATACTATGGTCTCCGAAGTTAAAAGCTTCGTCAGCACCTTGCAGGTCAAGGTATTCATCAATGTTTTTCGCTTTTTGAGTTATATAGACTCGGGCAGCATCTTTTTTAAAACTAGGATTGGTGTTGATTTGCTTTCCCTCGATATTGTTGATTATATTGGCGGAATTTCTTCCAGCAACAAGGTCAATCATTCCACAGCGAGTTTCACCGCCGCCTCCAGCGCCGGAAGTTATACCTGCAGGTCTGTCCCTGCCTAAAACAATATAAGAGTTGTTTTGACCTACCCAGACATCTTCACAAGGAGCTTCGGCGAAATTGGGAAGCTCTTCGTGCATAACTTTGCACCCGGCTCCACCATAATTTGGATCATCGCCGTCGCCAATGTTTGCTCTTTTATTTAACGTTGCTTTTACATTTGTGGTCATTTTTCTCTCCTACGCTTTCATCGTTGTGTTTATGTCTGTCCATCTTGGTTTTTTCCCCGACGCAACAGCCCTTAAGACGGTTATTGTTCTTTTGTATGCTGCCGAATGGCTCATTCCCTTGTTCAGTCTGAGGAACATATAATGTGCAGCCATCAGACCGTCTCCGTGAGGGTGTTTTCCCCAGTTATGAGGGATTATCCCAGACATACTGGAGAATTTACCTCCTGCGCTTCCCCAATAAAAAGAGGAGCCTTTTTGACCGGGAACAGTTTTTTTAATCGTCGGAGCTTTTTTACAAACCCAGCTTATCACTTTATACAAACTGTTAAGCTGTGCCGAGGTGTTTGTTAGGTATCCTCCTCTGGACTTTGTTCTCCAAAGCCACTGAACTGGAATTACTTCGCTCTTAGCAGATGTTTTTGAAAGCTTTTTTCCAAAAAACGGATTTTCGATCTCAATCCCAACGGAGCGGTGGTTGTTTCCTTTTGCATGACTGCACGCTCTTTCAATTGGCACGTGCTGGGTTATTCCGCCGTGTCGGTCAATAATAAAATGTACTCCAAGGTTTCGTTTGGTCAGAATTCTTTCTGTTGATTTTCGACCAGAGGAAAGACTTTCGTGTAAAACTATTTGATCCAGACCACCTCTTCTTTTATAGTCTCTAAACTTGGCGCCCTTTTTCCACTTAGAGGGAATGTCTGCAATTTCAAGCTTAAGTGGACTTAAATTTCTTTTCTTTTTCCGCTTGCCTTGAGGGTGGTCTTGAGGGGTTGATTCGTCCTCCTCGTGACAATTAGACGTAGGGGGGGGAGAATCTGTTGACGGTAGTTGTGACTTTGACCCTGCCTTTTTCTTTGACTTCGAAGAGGCGGGACTTGTATCTGTTGCTGGGTTTACGCCTTTCTTTTCAGCTATTGCCCTCCAAACACCAAAAGCTTCCTCTGCAGAACGACCTTCGCCGCCGTTGGGAGGGAACGCTGGTACTGGTCGTTTGTCGATCACCTGCTTTATTGTCTCTGATCCTAAAAGAGATTTTATAGCGCTCTTAACAGTGGCCTCCCCACTTAAATTGTTCCAAAGAGTGGGGCCTCTTACTTTTATATCGTTGTGTTTTCTTGTATATTTGTGTTCTGCGCCGCCGCCAGCCCACCAGATACCCAAAGAAAAAGTATTCTTACCACCTTTTTTCATGTGACTGAGGAGGCCGTCTTTTTTATATGTTTTTTTTCTGTTTCTGAAAAGTCTCAAATAAGAGATGATCGTGAAGTCGATTGAGAGCTTTGGATCAAGCAGTTCCCAATGTTCCATCTTTCCAAGAAGATTTTTCTTATCCGTAGTCTTTTCCCAGTCGAATCGAATGGCCTTTGGAGGTTGTCCCATTCCATAGCCAGTATCATTAAGCTCAATGGCTCTTGAAGGGCTGTTTCTCAAGGTCCCTCCCAAAGTTCCAAGCGGGTTCCAACGACACTCTCTATAAAAAACTCCCCAGACAATTTGAGCCAACAATCGCCAAGGCTCTAAGCCCTTCTCCCAGCCCAGCAACGGGCCTATGTCCACAACCTCGTTTTTTGCTCCTGCTTTTTTGATCCAATAATCTGCCGCCCAAATTACATAGGCTTTTAGCCGAGCACGATTGCCGCCTTTGAGCCAATATTGTCTTATCGCAGGGAGGTGTTTAGCTTCGTGCGTGTAGAGCCACCAAATATATTGCCCCTTAGAATTCTTACCCTTGCAATTGTTACCTCCTCCCTTTTTTCTTGTGGGGTAGCAAGTGCCATACTGGGTAAACTTGTCCATCGTTGTGGTGGCCGGTGTATTTGAACCAGCTAAAGAATCGCCTTTGGGACTGGCGCCGTTTAGTTGAGAACCTACGCAACCTTTGCCGCCGCTAGAATGAATAGACGTTAGAGTGTTTGAAGATTTGTTTGAAACTGTTATCTGGGCCTTGCCTCCGAGCACAGGTCCCAAATAAATTGGGTCAGTGAAATTATTTCGATTTCCGTAATCAACCCACACAATATCTCCCGGTTTCGGTTCGGGAACATCAGTATCTTGCGCGGTGAAAATATCGTGCTGATCTATTAGCCAATTATCTCTGTCTGTTGCTTCTCCCAAAAGACCTTCGGGGGGTTCTAATCCGGCGTGAAGTTCGGGTATTCTAGCCCAAATTTGAATTAGTTGAACATCTTCGTCCAATTCTAGTGGAGATGAAATACCAAAAAGTCTATCACCCCAAGAAGCGGGAGCGTGGCGAGACACCGTTGAGTCTAGTTTTTCAGAATTGTTATAAAGGCCCGGACCTGAAGCTCCTCGCTTGACCCTTAAAACTATTGCCTTAAATTTCGAGATATTCTTGAACACCTGATGAGACAGGGCCTGCTTTTGTGTCATCCTAGCGATAGAGGCGGCGCTTTCTTCAGCGGTAATACGAGGCTTGCCCGTAGCTGTTCCAATGTTGTTCAAAAGACCCAAAGGGGGGTTAAGGCTTGTAGGTTTCGACATTTATTTATTTTCCTGTATTAGATCAAATAAGGTATCCTTATCTTGATCTGACAGCGACACTGTAGCAGGATTGTTGTTTTGCTTATTTATGATTGCCGAGACCTTTACCAATTGCTCGTTTGAGCGCTGAAGTGTTTCGACATATTTTGCCGCAATTAACCCCAAATCTTTATGAGTGTTGTCTGTGGATGCTTTTTTCATCTCAGCAATTAAATCCGACAATAGAATGTTTGTGGTGCTTCGGTCTAAGCGAATGTTCTTAACCGCCTCTTCTAAGAGGTCTTCCAGATTTTCAGAATTGTTTATTCCCGATCCCATTTATGTTTGAACTCCCTATACTTAATTCGTAACTTGTTGAGATTGTTAACTATCTGTTTTGTGTTCAGTCCAGTTATCTCTCTTATGTATAGGTAAATAGCCTTTTTGTTAAAAATTTCAATCTCTTGAGAGTTAACAAATAATATTTTTATGGCCTCCAAAACTTTGCGTTCGTTCGTCTTTAGGTTCTGACCTTCCCATTGAGAAATTTCAAACCAGAGACCCTCCCAAAACTCTTTTTCGTTTCTTTTTTGATAATATTCATTCTCGGTGGAAAGGTATTCCTGCTCTAACTCTTTTTTAATATTATCAAACTGTAATTCTCTTTTTGTTTGGAGAGCGTTCTTTTTTACCTTGTGAATAAACCAGTTTTTTGTTATGACGCTGAAATATGCAAACGCCTTGGATCCTCGCTCTGGGTCAAACTTGTCTAGAATTGTTGTAAGCCAGATCTTGCACTCTTCTTTATACAGGTCAATGTTCGGCAGGTTGGTAAACTTGTAAGTATAAACAATCTTGTCGACCAGTTCACTGAACGCTGGTTCAATTAGGCCGACGTACAATTTTGTTCTTACTTTAAGATCCTTTGTTTGTGCGTACTCTACGATTGCATCTTGATGCACCTTCGTAAAATAATATGTCTTCTTCTTTTTAGTCCTCGTCATCTTGTTCTTGCTCTGCCTCTTCTCGAACAATTTCTCTAGCTTCTATATATGCTTTAAGTGACTCCTCGACTGCTTTAGAGTGTTTTAATAAGTTGTCTATAACAGCGTCTCCGTGATATGTCTCCATTTCATTGATAGTTTGAATGTGATTGCTGTATTCCTCTAAGATCTCAACAATCTCGTCCATGTTCTCGGACAAGTCCCAGACCCTCCTTATAACCTGTCTAATATACCATATCAGCAACACGTTTGCCGATATTGATAAAACTAAGAACAAATATAAAAAAAATGTCATCACGGGACGTACTCTTCTTGCAAGAACTTTTCTTTCTCCTGTTTCACTTCTTTTTTAGTGTCTTCTATAAAAGAATTGACAAGAGAACCAACTTCAGCAGGGCGGTCGACTTGTTGTTCGAGAGTTATAAAACCGGCTGGCACTCTAACTAAAGAATTTTTGTTCTCACACTTTTCACAGTCTGTTTTGCGCTCTTCGAGAGAATGTCTCACTTCGAACAAATCAGAACAGACTGCACACTTGTAAACATAACGCGGCACTTTTATTCCCCAGAGGCGGAAACTTCTTTCGTGTCCTCTTGATCGTCTAGATCAAGGTCAAGTTGTCCATTATCTTCTTCAGGTTCCGGGTCTGAAAACTTTACAAGCGGGGGATTTAATACAACCAACCCTTCGTCCGAAAGTCTGAAATTAAATCCTTTTAGGACTGGAACAATATCACTTTGCTCCATTAGAGATTTCTGTAGGGCCATCATCACTGCGCCGAGGGCCTGATCAGACAGATTCATATTTTTTGCCATTTTTTGCTCCTTTTAATTCTTCTAACAGGTTCACAAAACAATTATGAACACCGTCTTCAATGGAAGTTTGAACCCTAAAACCAAGATCATCGAGTGATTCTGGGTTTGCTCTGGTTAAAAGAACGTCTCCTTTTCTCTCCTCGATGTATTTAAACTTAATTTCAGGAAAATATTTATTAACGATTGTAGATGCTTCATTTAGGGAGATGTTTGTCCCTGTACCTGTGTCGAAATGTTTTCCTTCGAACTTTCCTTCGTACTCCATTGCAAAAATATTTGCAGCAACAGCGTCACTAACGTGTAGCATGTCTCTGCGTTGTTCGCCGTCGCCAGTAATAAAGGGCTGTTTTCCATCTCGAATGTGCTGCATCCAGTTTGAAATTGCGGTCGCATAAGGACCAGTAGCTTTTTGATCTTTAGAATAAACGTTGAAATATCGGAGACTTACAGTATCAAGACCATAAAGATCAGAATACAGTTTACACTCCATTTCAGAAAATAGTTTTTGCAGGCCGTAAGGACTGGTTGGCCCATTGCCATTACCTCTAACTGAGGAAGAGCCTGAGTAGATGACTCTTTTTGCTCCGACTTTTCTTGCAAAATTAAGCACATACGTTCCACAAAGAACATTGTTTCGCATTGTTTTGACAGGTTCTTCGACACTGTAAGCAACGCGGGGAATGCACGCTAAGTGAAAGATGTATTCTGGCTTAAAGTTCCAATAGTGAGGGTTAAAGCGACCGCTGCCGTCAGAGTATTCTTTTAAATCTTTTAAAATATTGTGATCTTCTTGGAGATCAATTCCTTGAACCTCGTGCCCAAGTTCTTGTAATCGTTCATATAAATGCGAACCAATGTATCCTCTATGACCTGTAACTAAGCATCTAGCCATTTGCTTCTCCTTCGCTTACTGCGCCTTTAATCTCTGTCCAGTCGAGGTTGGAGCGGACCTCAAGATTCTTTTCCCACGCAGCTTTCATGACGAGCGGGTCAATTCCAATCTCTTCAAACAAATGAATAAACGCATTCAAATCTTTTGGAAAACATTTACCGCCAAAACCGTAGCTCCCGTCGTGACCGGGGACATCAAGGTGTGAATTACCAATGCGACCATCAGAAACAAAGCCAGACATCGCATCATTCCAATTGATATTGAGAGTGTTCGCTGCCTGTTTCATCTCGTTCATGAACGAAACTTTGGTTGCAAAGAAACAATTTGCCATATATTTAATAAACTGTGCAGTTGTTACGTCCGTTTCAATAATCTTAACGTGAGGGAAACGGTCTTTAAACAAGCCTTTCGTCCTACTTGTCAACTCTGGGGCTCCTCCCAAAACAATTCTTGCAGCATTAAT